TGAAAAATAAGGAAGTGTGCTAAATGGAGAAATATTATAAAGAACAAAGAGAAAAAATAAGAAAGATTGTAGATGAAACAATAGAAAAGTTTAATAACGAAAAAATAGACTTAAGAAATAAAGATTATTTAATAAGTCTACTAAGTTTAGAATTAAATAAAATCCAAAAATTAATTAAAAAGGTTTGATAGCAACCCACCAATCCCTTGCTTCTTTTAGTGTATTATAAAAATTTTTCATTTCAGAATTATTTTCAAGATACATCATACCATCGAAAGTAAGAGATACAGGATTTAATAAGAAAAATGCTTCATAACCGTTGCTATTCAATGCTTCAGAAAAAATTACACCCTCTATTAAATTTTTATTGATTAAATTATGAAGATAAAGTCCTAATTGATGATGTGTAATATTTAATTTTTCTAAGTCGAATTCTAAATTTATTTGATGAATATAGCAATAATCAATTGTTTTAAGTATTTTAAAATAATTTTTTGTATGATTTATAACAATATACCTCCTTTCAGTATAAAATATGTGGCAATAAATTATACCTTGAAAGAGAGAAAAAATAAATAAAAAATAAGGAAGTGGTTTAAATGGATTGGAACAATAAAAAGGAAGTTTTAAAGGCAGTTAAAAAAGACGGTTGGGATTTAGAATTTGCAAGCGAAGAATTAAAAAATGATAAAGAAGTAGTAATGGCAGCGGTTAAACAGAATGGAGACGCTTTACAATTTGCAAGTGAGAGATTGAGAAATAATGAAATAAATAAAACGAAAGGAGAATGTAATGGAATTAGCATTAAACGATAAAAAAGAAAACATAACAAGTTTAGAATTGTTAGAAAAGATTAATCAGTTTAGAGAACAGGTTGAGGGTAAAGTAGAATTAAAACATAAGACTTTACTTGAAATAATTAGAGATGAGTTTGAGGAAGAAATCAACGAGCAAAAATTTCTGCCCGTTAAATATAAAGATAAAAAAGGTGAAGAAAGACCTATGTTTATACTAACTTTCAACCAAGCAAAACAAGTATTAGTAAGAGAAAGTAAAAAGGTTAGAAAAATGGTTATTGAATATATTGAGAAATTAGAGAATGCTTTAAGGGATAAACAAAAATTAACTCCAGCCCAACAATTGTTAGCACATGCACAAGTTATAGTTGAATTAGAGAATAGAATTAATGAACAAGAGGCAAATATAAAAAGATTAGAACACAATCAAAGAAGATTGATTAATAATAATCATTTTACAGTAATAGCTTATGCTAATTTAAATGGTATTCATGCTAGCACATATAAAGCACAAGTAATAGGTAAGAGAGCTAAAAAGCTATGTGTTGAAAGAGGGTTGGCAACGGGAACTATAGTAGATAGTAAGTATGGACACATTAATACATATCCTACAGATATATTGGATGAAGTGTTTTTCAAAAGATAAGGAAGTGAGTTAGTTATGAAATTAAAATTAAGTCAGTATTTGTTGATTATATTAATAAGTATAATTACAAATATCATATTATTCAAAGTATTTTTTTAAACAATATTAATAAAGAAAGGAACAATATGAGAGAAATAAAATATAGAGCATGGTTAAAAGATAAAAACAAAATGGTGGAAGTAAGTATAGTGCGTTTCAATTCAAAATTTATTGAATATTTTGAAGTTGATGAAGACGGTATATTAAGATTTAAAACGTCTTTATTTGAAGATATAGAGTTCATGCAATATACAAATATTAAAGATATGAACGGTAAAGAAATATATGAAGGAGATATAATTGAAAATAATGTAATTGACTTCAGAAGTGATGTATCCTTTTCTAAAAAAAGTGCGAGTTTTGTTATGAAAAATAATTTAGGTACAGAATTTCATCTTGAAAAAGAAATGGTTAAAAGAGAATTTCAAATTATAGGTAATATATATGAAAATAAAGATTTAATAAAAAAAATAAGAACTAGAAAAGAAGATGTATTAAAGGTTGAAGTAACTAAAATTAATGATAAATATAGTGCTTGGTGGATAACTTATCAAAATGAAGATGTGTTAAAAAGAGGAGAATTTCAAGATTTAAATTTATTAACCTCTAGTAATAATGTCCCTAATTGGGGAAAAAATTGTTTATTCCTAAGAGGTAAAGAGTGCGAAAATGATGAAACCCCACTTTTGATTCCAACATTAAAAGTTCCTTTATTAATAGAAAGAGTTAAACAAGTAAATGAAAAGTATGGAATTGAAGTGTTAGAGATTGAAAGAGCTAAAAGGGATGAGTAATATTTCTATAAGGAGTATAGACAATGGAAAAAATAAAATTATTTGAATTTGATAATGTAAGAGAAGATTTAAAAAAAATAGAGAATGAAAAAAAGGAAATGCTTATGTTTTTAAATATAATTGAAAAAACACTAGTAATACTAAAAGCCGTTGTTATTATTGTATATGCTTTAACTTTTATAAATGAGAATTTAACATTAATACAAAGTTTTTTATGGATAATCACAATAACGGCTTCAATAACAGTATTATTACTTTTTTGTGATGGTGTTGAGGAGAGAATCGAAAGGATAAGAAGAACATTAAGAAAGGATAAATAAAACTTAAAAATGAAAGGTGAGAATAGAAATAGAAAGATTAAAACTGAATTATATAACGATCATTTTCAAAATTATAAAAAATATGGAATACCTAAAGCCCAGCTTGTAATTGCAGATATACCATACAATTTAGGGAATAATGCTTATGCGAGTAATCCTGAATGGTATATTGACGGAGACAATAAAAAAGGTAAAAGTAAGAAAGCTAATAAATCTTTTTTTGATACAGACCATAATTTCAAAATTGCGGAGTTCTTTCATTTCTGTAGTAAGTTAATTAAGCCTGAGCCTTCAAAAATAAATGATGCAGGTTGCATGATAGTATTTTGTAGTTTTCAGCAAATAGAAATGGTTGTAAAGTATGCAAAAAAATATGGGTTTAAAAATTATTATCCATTAATTTTTATAAAAAAAACAAGTGCACAAGTATTAAAAGCAAATATGAAAGTTTTAGGGGCAACAGAATATGCTCTTGTCCTTTACAGGGATAAATTACCTAAGTTTAGAAATGGTGTAAAGAAAGATGAAAATGGTAACAATATTAAGAAGACAGGAAAAATGGTATTAAATTGGTTTAATTGGGAACTAGATGATAAAAAAGAAGTACCTAAAATTCATCCTACACAAAAACCAGTTAAATTGTTAAAACAATTAATTAAAATATTTACAGATGAGGGAGATGTTATTATAGATCCAGTGGCTGGAAGTGGAAGTACTTTAAGGGCTAGTAAAGAGTTAGGAAGACACTCATATGGTTTTGAAATAAAAAAAGATATGTATAAATTAGCTAAAGAAAAAATTCTTGTTGAAATAAAAAAAGAAAATACATTATTTGAAATTTAAAATAGGGGTTTGAAGAAAATGAAAGAAAAAACATTAGAAAATAAAAAGAACACTTTGCGAGAGTGTCCTTAAAAAAACCATTAAAAGTGTAACATAAATAAGTAAAAAAAGGAAGAGGGAAAAATAAATATGACAATATTAGGTAGAAATGAAATACATGAAACATTAATTAATAAAGAAACTGAAATACTAGATTATACATTTGAAGATGATTGGTTAAAACTTAGACAAAAAGGTATAGGTGGTAGTGATATAGGAGCTTTATTAGGGTTAAATAAATATAAAAGCGTGGTAGATGTTTATTTAGATAAGGTTGAAGGGAAAAGAGTTGAAGATAATTCAGCAATGGAATGGGGTAGAAATTTAGAACCTGTAATTCGTTCATATTTTGAAGAAAAGAACAAGAGTTTATACGATGTATACCTTGCACCATTTTCATTAAAATTTGGTATATTACGTGCTAATTTAGATGGTATTATTTTTGATAAAGAAAAAAGAAGATATGGAATATTAGAAATTAAAACAGCGAATATTTTCACAGTAAAAGAGTGGAAAGATGGAAAGGTTCCACCAACATATTATTCGCAAGTAATGCATTACATGGCAGTTACTGGATTTGATTTTGCTATTATAGCTGTATTAATTGGAGGTAGCGAGTATAAAGAATTCTATATTGAAAGAAACGAAGAAGAAATACAAATTATACAACAAGTAGCTAACAACTTTTGGAAAGATTATGTAATCCCTAAGCAAATTCCAGCCCCTGATGGTTCAGATGCATATAGTGAATATCAAAAAGAGTTACTAGAGAAGTATGAAACATATGAAAACAGAATAGAAATAGAACGAGAACAAGAAATTAAATTAGAAGAGTTAGAAAACATTAAAGATAATATAAAAGATTTAGAAAGGAAAGCGAAAGAAATAGAGCAAGACTTAATGAATGAGATTATAGAAAATAAAGCAGATTTAATGGTTGGAAAAAATTTTAAAGTTAAACTAGTTACACAAAATAGAATGAAAATAGCACCAGAATTTAAAAAAGAATGTTCAGAGCTTATAAATGAATACAAAACTTTAGAACAAAAATATAAGGTGCCATATAAAATTAATTTTTTAAGAATAGATAGAATAGGAGAATAAAAATATGGAAACAGTTAAAAGTGGATTAATAGCTAAAAATGAAAAAAAACAAGATATAGTGAAGAAAGATAAGCCAAAAACTATATATGATGTAATTCAAAGTATGAAAGGACAATTCGAAGTGGCGTTACCTAAACATGTTAATAGTGATAGATTTGTAAGAATAGCCTTAACTTCAATTAGACAAAATCCTAAACTTGCTAAATGTGAGCAAGCAAGTTTATTAGGAGCATTAATGACTTCAGCACAACTTGGATTAGAACCTGGCATTTTAGGGCAAGCATATTTAATACCTTATGGAAATCAAGTGCAATTTCAAATAGGGTACAAAGGTTTAATTGAACTATTAAGAAGAAGTGGGCAGTTAAGTGATATATACGCTTATCCAGTATATGAAAATGATAAGTTTGAAATTACATTCGGTATAGAAAGAAATGTAGTGCATATACCTAATTTTAAGGATAGAGGAAAAGAAATAGGATACTACGCTGTAGCTAAACTTAAGGATGGTGCAGTTTCTTTTGAATATATGACTAAAGAAGAAATAGAAAAACATAGAGATAAATTTAGTAAAGCTGCTAATAGCTCTTCAAGTCCTTGGAAAACTGATTTTAATGAAATGGCAAAGAAAACAGTAATTAAAAAGTTACTAAAATATTTACCTGTTTCAGTTGAATTTTTAGAAAGTGCATCCAAAGATGAAAAAACTTATGAAATTAAAAAAGAAAATATAGAAAAATCAAATATAGGCAATGAAATTTTAGATCCTATGGAAATTGAGGAAGTGGAAATAATAGATGAAACTACTGTAGAAATAATCGAAGAGGGGGTAAATGAATAATGAATTATGTATCATTATTAGGAAGATTAACAAAAGACCCAGAAGTTCAATATACAGGGACAGGAAAGGCTTATTTAAGATTTAATGTTGCAGTTAGAAGAGAAAATGATAAAGAAGAAACTGACTTTATAAACTGTGTAGCTTGGGAAAAAAGAGCAGAAACTATAGGACAATATTTTAAAAAGGGTGAAAGAATACTTGTGCAAGGGAATATAATGACTAGCACGTACGAGAAGAATGGAGAAAAAAGATTTAATACAGATGTTTTAGTTAGTAGAATAGGCTTTATTGAGAGAAAGACAGATGACAATCAAAAAATTAATGAAAAATCAAAAGAAGTTTTACCTGCAGAAATAATGGAAGATTACGACTTTCCATTTTAAAAAATTATTAGAAAGAGAGGTTAGATAATTGGCTAGTAAATTTTATAAGGTTAGTAATGAAATATACAAAGCTATATTATCTAACCAAATTAATTATAACACAGTAAAGATATATCTATATATGTTAAAAAGAGCTAGTATCACTAAACTTAAAGATGAAAATGATAATAAATATTTTTTGATGACTAGGGAAGAGCTTTCTGAAGTGTTAAAAACAACTAAATTGATAAATATAAGTAAATGTATTAATGAATTAGAGAATTTAAATGTTATAAAGATAGTTAGAGAAAAAGGAAAAGCAAGTAAATATTATTGGAATGAAAAATAAGAAGTAGATACCCAAAAGGTATCTAGGTAGATACCCTCAGAGTACCTAGAGTAGATACCCAAAAGGTACCCCTAAGATAGATAGTAATAATATAGATAGTATTTAAGATAGATATAAATAATGAAAAAATAGAATAATATAAAGAAAAGAATATAAGTAATTTAATATTTTTATTCCTTTAATTAAATTAAAGAATATAACTAAATAAACTAAAAAATAATAATTAACTATATTAACATGTAGTTTAAATTAAATAAAAGAATATAATAGGGAAGTTTAAAAAATGAAAAATCAATTAGAATTATTAGAAAAAGCAGCAAAAATAAAAATTGAAAATTTTATTGAAATTATAAAAATAATTGAGGTAGCAATTAATAAGGAATATACAAATCAACAAAAAGAAATATACTATCATTTATTAAAAGATGTTGAAGATAGATTATTATTACAAGGCATACATAAAATGTTAAATGAAAGAGTATACACTAATTTACCAACAGTAGCAGAGATTAGAAAATTTTGTGAAGTACATAAAGAAAATATAATAAAAAAAGAAGAATTTGAGATAAAAGAGAGAATATTCAAAGCGATAAAAATAGTGAATAAAGGGCAAATAGTATTTGATAAGCCAGTAATACATGTAATCTTAAAAAAGATTGGTGGTTTAAATCATTTATCTAAGCTTGATGTAAATAGTTTAAATTATGTACTTAAAGATTTACCTAATTTATTAAGTAATTATGAAAAATTTAAAATTGATGATATTGAATTATTGATAGGGAAGAAAAAAAGTGATACTCAAATAATAAAAAATGAAAATGGAGATTATGAACCTAAATACAAAATTATTATAAATGTAGTTGGAGATAAATTGAAGACTAAAGAATGGATTGAATATTACTCAAAGAAAAAAATAAATTTAACATTAGATGAAATAAGAAAAATAGATTTTAATAATGAAGACAATAAGAATTTATTAGCAAATAATTATATTATAATCAAAGATTTAAAAGAGATTATAGAAGTTTTAAATGAAAGATGACTATATTTTTATAAGGGGCAATGTACCTAGTTCTAAAAATAGTAAACAATGGATTGGTAAACACCTTATTAATAGCAAAACAGTAACTAAATACCTTAAAGAGTATGAAATTCAATGGATAACTAACAAGAATAAATTTATTAAAATGATAAAAGATAAAGTAACTCCATATAGAATACATTTTAAATTTATTAGAGATAGTAAAAGAAGATTTGATTATCACAACATTGTACAACTGCCTTGTGATTTAATGACAAAGCATGGTTGGATACAAGATGATAACGCCGATAATATAATTCCTATTTTTGAAGAATATGAATATGATAAAAAAAATCCAGGTGTATATATTTGGGTAGAATACCCCTAATTTGCAAAATTATATATCTAATTTTAACGGAAAGGGTCTAAGGGGTATAAATTATCAAAAAAATATAAAAACGGCTTAAAACGGCTTTAAATTAAATTGAAAATTAAGGGCAAATGATAAAAATGGATAAAATAAAATTGAAAAATGGAAATGGGAAAGAAATTAAAATTGATTTAGATGATATACAATTTATAGAATGTGTTATTAATGATAAAGCATTTATAAAAAATTTAACTATAAAAACAAAAGATAAAAAAGAAATTTTTCATTGTATTAATAATCAAGATATAAATAATATATTTTATTATATATTCAAGTATTTGAAAAATAAAAGAAGATAGGAGATAAAAAATGAAAGAGGACGTATTAAAGATTAATGTAACAAAAATAAACAATGAATATAGTGCTATTGAAATTATAGAACAGAATACAGAAATATTAAAAAGAGCGGATGGGCTCAATATAAGAAAGGTTAGGTGATTAAATGATAAATGCTGAACAAGATACTATTTATAATAATGTCGAGAGGTTACTTTATAAGTATAATCACTATAAAGCTAGAATCAAATCGTTAGAAAAAAAGATAGAAGATTTAATGGATGGATAAAACTATGAGTTATAGAATATACCTTAATATAGAAAAAAATGGAGTAGATATAGGGGATTATCAACTATTTGGAAACAATGATTATCCTGACAGTTTATATGAATATTTGATAACTGAAAATTTAATTGATAAAAAAATTTTAGAAGAAAATGAATATTGTATTGATAGAATTGAAATTAAAAATTTAAAAGAATTTAATGAAAAGGTAATAGTTCCAACTATTAGAAATGATATTCATTTAAAACCAACAAAAAATAAATATGGAAAATACTATAATCTTCCCATTAGTAAAGATGGTATAGAAAAAGGTATTATTCATGAAACTTGGTTTATGATAAAAACTAGCAAAGTATTAATGTTTTACAATTTATGTGAATTTTTAAATGAGAGAGGTTGTTTTAAAAATGATTTCTTAAAAAGCTTAGAATTAAAAGATGATATAAAATTATATATTGAAGCCTTTTAAAAAAAGTTAAGAAAAGTTAAGGTTAAATTGATTAAAAGAAAATTAGGAGGATTAAAGAGTTAATTAAAAAAGAGGTTAAGACAGCCGTAGAATATGAAATGAAAGATATTCATAAAATGAAAAAGAGTGTATAGCTTGTGCCGAACATTTAAAAAAAGAATTAATTAAATTTAGAAAAGAATGGGGAAAAAAGGATGAAAAAAATACCCTTTAAACACATAAAAAAAATAACTGATTTTTTACAAGAAATTTGGTGCTTAGAAGATGATGGTTATGTCGATAGAAGAAAAACAAGTCCTAAATATAAACAAATAGATAGAATATTGAAAAATGTAACAAATAGTGAAAAAGAACAATCAGAAATATATCATGCTATTGATAGAGAATTATTTAATCGTGAAGATTATACCTATAAATGTATGTGTAATAATTTAAGAGATTTAGGATATGAAATTATTTACGATTAAAGAAAGGTGGTTAAATGATAAACAAGCAAGATATTATATCAAATAATATAGAAACATTACTTTATAATTACAACGATTATAAAACAAAAATTAAATCTCTTGAAAAGAGGATAGAAAATTTAAAAAATGGACAAGAAATTATATCTATTAATTTTGATAATGAAGTAAATGTTCAAGGAACACATATTTTTAAAAGTGATATTGATAAAAGAATGGATTTAATAAATAATTATACTAAACAAATATCTAAGTATGAGCAGATAATAGATATAATAGATTTAAATTTAAATGATTTAGAAAAGGATAGATATTTTAAAATAATACCATTAAAATATTTTGAAAAGAAAACTTTAGAAAATATTGCATCTATTTTAGAAATAGATGTAAGTACAGTAAAAAGGAATAAAAAGAGGTTAATTAATAAATTAAAAAATGAAATTTTACCACTTTTTTTATAAAATGACCCTATTTTGCCCCCTTTTTGCCCTTTTCTATGCCCTTTTTATGTGTTACAATAAGTTAAGATTGAAATTCTATCCTCTTAGAATTTATATTATAATTGATTAGGAAATATAAAGTGCATGTATGTAATTTGTATTTCTTTTTTTATTTTAAAAAATAAAGAAAAAAACTTAAATTTTTTGGAGGTGGTTAAAATAAAGAAAATTAATGTTCTTGAGTTATTTGATAATTAAAAAATAAGGTACTTTCTAGGATTTAAAAGGCTTGAGGGTCTTGCGAAGCCCGATTTGTATCTATTTAGAGTTGTTTTTTTAATTCATTTCCGTTCCGAAGGGAGGTTCATATGTTGATAAAAGAAGGGCAATTAATAAAAGCTGTAGAATTAGCAAAAATAATAGGTATAACAGATAGGCATGTAAGGAATTTAGCAAAAGAAGGAATTATAAAAAAAACGGAAACAGGTAAATATTTATTCATTGAAAGTTTACAAGGATATATTAGATATTTAGAAACTAAAAAAGAAGCTGATGTAAATTTAAAAGATGAAAAAATAAAAGAGGAAATTTCTAAAATTAAAGTTGATACTGAATTAAAAAAAATTAGAATAGCAGAATTAAAAAATCAATTACACGATGCTAAAATTGTTGAAGAAGTTATGAATAATATGCTTGTAAATCTTAAGGGGAAATTATTATCTGTTTCTAATAAAATAGCACCTTTAGTTATTGCATGTGATAATCTTGGAGAGATACAAAGCATAATACACGATTCTATTAGTGATACATTAGTAGAATTAAGTAATTATAATTCTGATTTATTTAAAAATCAAAAACATATTGAAGAAATAGAAGAAATAGAAATAGAAGAAATTATTAAAAGAGAGTAGAAAATGGAAAAATTAAAAAATAAAACTGAAAGTCTTTTTAAAAATATTTTGAAAGTATTAAATCCGCCGCCTAAACTTACAATTGATACTTGGGCTGATAATTATAGAAAACTTAGTTCAAAAACATCAGCAGAACCTGGTAAATGGAATACAAAAAGAGTTCCATATCAAAAAGAAGTTATGAAAGCTATTTCAGATAATAAGACTAGAAAAGTAGTTATGATGTACGGAGCCCAATTATCAAAAACAGAAATATTACTAAATACATTTGGATTTTATGCTGATTATGATCCATCGCCTATAATGTATTTGTTACCAACAAAAGAATTAGCTAAAGATTTTGCTACTACAAGACTTAATGATATGATTTTATCTACACCACAATTAAAAAATAAAATAATTGATAGTGATTCTAGGGATACTATAACTCAAAAAGAATTTGCAGGAGGATATATAGTTTTGGTTGGAAGTAATTCAGCTACTGAGTTATCAAGTAGACCTATAAGAATATTATTAGCTGATGAGGTTGATAGATTTCCTAACGATGTAAAAGGCGAAGGAGATCCATTGAATTTGGCTATTGCACGGACTACTACATTTTGGAATAAGAAAATAGTATTAACATCTACTCCCACAATAAAAGGAGAATCAAGAATTGAAGATGAATTTGAAAATAGTACACAAGAATTATATCATATACCTTGTCCTAAATGTGGAATATTACAGAAATTAGAGTGGCAAAATATTATATTTGAACCAATTGGACATAAATGTAATAGTTGCTTTAATGTTTCAAATGAATATGAATGGAAGAAGAATTTAGAAAAAGGTGTGTGGATAGCACAAAATGATAAAATTGATATTTATGATGTTAGAGGATTTCATATATCAGAATTATATAGTCCATTTTCAAAGTGGAGTGAAATAATAAAAAAGTTTAAAGAAGCAAAAGGTGATTTGCAAAAAATGAAAGTTTTTACAAACACTTGTCTTGGTGAATCTTTTGAAGAAAAAAGAGAAAAACTAGATCCTATACAAATTCAAAAAAGAGTAGAACATTATGGTTGTGAAATACCAGATGAAGTGCATGTATTAACTGCTGGTGTTGATGTCCAAGATGACCGTTTAGAAATAGAGGTTGTTGGTTGGGGGGAGGAAGAAGAAAGTTGGGGAATTTATTATAAACAATTTTTTGGAAATCCTGGTAAAAAAAATGTATGGGAACAATTAGATAGATATTTAGATACAGAATTTTCATATAAGAATGGAGAAAAAATTAAAATTTTGTGTACTTGTATAGATACAGGAGGACATTATACAAATGAAGCTTATGAGTTTATAAAACCTAGAGAATTTAAGCGAATTTTTGGTATTAAAGGTAGTTCTCAAGAGGCCGCACCTTTTATTAAAAGACCAACTAAAACTAATAAAGGACAGATATCTTTATTTAGTTTAGGAGTAAGTACAGGTAAAGAAACTATAATGTCTAGGTTAAAAATAGATATTCCAGGACCAAGATACATGCATTTTCCAGATGATGTGGAAAGAGGATATACTGAAACATATTTTAAAGGTTTAACTTCTGAAAATAAAGTTGTAACTTTTGAAAAAGGTATTAGAAAAGTAAAATGGAAAGTTGTTGGAGATAAAAGGAATGAACCTTTAGATTTAAGAAATTATAGTTATGCAGCATTAAAAATTTTGAACCCTGATTTAAGTAGAAAATATAAAATTAAAGGAACTGAATTAGTTCAAAATCAAAAAAAAGGTAGAAGAATGATAAGAAAGGGGATATAATGGAGCATTATAATAAAGAAATATGTCAAGAAATGATAAATATGTATATTGAAGCTGAAAAAGCTGTTTTGACAGGTCAAAGATATAGAATAGGTTCAAGAGAATTAGAACGTGCTAATTTAAGTGAAATAGTAAAAAATAGAATGATATGGGAAAGAAGATTAGTAGATTTAAATACAGGTGGAGGAAGTACTATTAAAAGAAAGAAAATAAGAGGTATAATCCCAAGAGATTTATAAATGATTTTTATATAAAGGAAGAGATGATAAATGAATTTAATTGATAAAACTGTTGAAATAGTTAGTCCTATTATGGCTTTAAAAAGACAATTAGCTAGAGAAAATTTAAAAAAATTAAAAATAATGAATAAAGGTTATAGTGAACATGGAGCTAGTAAAAGAAAAAAATCATTACAAGGTTGGATTACTTCTTTAGGAGGACCTCAAAGTGATATATATGATAATAAAGATACATTAGTAGCAAGATCTAGGGATTTATTTATGGGTTCTCCACTAGCAAGAGGTGGACTTGAAAGAATAAACACTAATGTAATTGGTTCAGGTTTAAAATTAAAATCAGCTATAAATAGTAAGATTTTAGGATTAAATGAGATAGAAGCTGAAGAAATAGAAACAAAAATAGAGCAAGAATTTTCTTTGTGGGCTGATTATAATATTGAACAAACAGGGCTTTTAGATTTTTATCAAATTCAAGATTTAGTTTTTTTAACTACAATGTTAAATGGTGAATGCTTTATACATTTAAGCTATTTTGAAACACAAAATACACCATATTCATTAAAGTTAAATGTAATAGAGCCTGATAGAATTGCAACACCAAAAGATAAGAAAAGTGATAAAACAATTGTAAATGGAATAAAAATTGATAAAAATGGAAGAATTGAAGGATATTATATTTTAGATAATCATCCAAATGATTCTTCTGTTTTTAGTTTAAATTCAAATGAAAATTATAAATATATACCAATATATGGTAGTGAAGGACAACTTAATATTATACATTTAGCATTATTAGAAAGACCAAATCAAATTAGAGGAGTTCCTATATTAGCACCTGTAATAGAAAGTTTAAAACAATTAGATAGATATACAGATGCAGAATTAATGAGTGCAGTAATTAGTTCTATGTTAACAGTTTTTATTGAAAGTTCAGGACCAGAACAAGGAAGTCTTGGAGAGTTTGGAAATATAAATGAAGAAGACAGAATTGATACTAGTGGAGATAATTTAGAATTAGGTTCGGGAGCTATACTTGAATTAAATCCAGGAGAGCATGTTAATACAGTAAATCCTGCAAGACCAAATTCTCAATTTGAACCATTTATGACAGCTATTATAAGACAAATTGGTAGTTCTATAGGCGTACCATATGAATTATTAATTATGCATTTTACAAGTAGTTATTCTGCAAGTAGAGCTGCATTATTAGAAGCATGGAAAACTTTTAGAAAAAGACGTGAATGGTTATCTCGTAAATTTTGTCAAGTTGTTTATGAAGAATGGTTAAGACATGCATTTTTAATTAATAGATTAGATTTACCAAAATATGAAGAAGATTATTTAATTAAAAAAGCTTATTCAAATGCAACATGGAATGGACCAAGTCAAGGTCAAATAGACCCATTGAAAGAGGTTAATGCAGCGATTAAAAGAATTGATAATGGTTTATCTACAAGAAGTAGAGAAACAGCTGAATTAAATGGTGGAGATTTTGAACAAAATGTCAGAATTTTGGCTAAAGAACAAAAAATATTAATTGAAAAGGAGGTGAATATATTAAATGAAGAAAAAGAAAATGTTTTGGAATTTGATACAGAATAAAGAAGATAAAAGTGCAGATCTTTTTATATATGGTGAAATAGGAAAAAGTGGATGGCTTTCAGAGGGTATAACATCAAATGAATTTAATAGACAATTATCTAGCCTAGAAAATATTGATATTATAAATGTACATATAAACTCAGGTGGAGGAAGTGTTGTACATGCTGTAGCAATTGCTAATTTATTGAAACAATCTAAATCAAAAACTGTAGCTTATATAGATGGAATTGCAGCAAGTGCTGCAACTATAATAACTAGTTCATGTGATGTTGTTAGAATGCCTAAAAATGCTCTTTTTATGATACATAATCCTAGTACTGTAGCAATTGGTGAGAGTAAAGATATGGAAAAAGCTAGAGAAGTATTAGAAAAAATGAAAGATAATATAATTGAAACATATTTATCTAAAACTAAATTATCTAAAGAAAAATTATCAGATTTAATGGATAAAGAAACTTGGTTAAATGTAGAGGAAGCAAAAGAATATGGATTTATAGATGAAATAGTTAATGATGAAGTAGATTTAGAAATAAAGGATAGTTATATTATTTCAAATACTTTAGCTTTTAATAACTTGAAAAAAATTAAAAATAATAATGTAAAAGAATTAAAAAACGAGGAGGGAATAATAATGAATAAAGAAGAATTATTAGAAAAATATCCTGATATTTATAATGAAATATTAAATGAGGGTATAGAAAAAGGTGTAATTCAAGAAAGAAATAGAATAAAAGAAATAGATGATTTAGGTATCACAGATGAAATAGTAACAAATGCAAAGTTTGTAGATATAAAAAATGCTAAAGATGTTTCATTTGAAATATTAAAAAATAAAAAAATGTTATCTTCTGATACATTAAGCAATATAACTTCAGAAGGGAAGCCTATAATTTTTGATAAAGAAAAATCAGAAAATATAGACATAGATGAAGTAAAAGCTAATTTAATTTTAAATCAATTAAAAGGAGTGAAAAAGTAATGAAAATGGATTATAAAGTAGAAAATAAGCAATTATTAACAGGATTTAAAGATCCCGTAATAATGTTTTTAGAATTATCAACAGGAACATTAAAAATGGGAGATATTATAGATGATCAAAGCAAGATTATAACAGAAGATACAGAAGTATATGGAATAGTTGCAGAAGATATTGATGCTTCAAAAGGTAAAGTAAAAATTCCTATATATGTTGAAGGAGAATTTATAATAGATTATTGTAATTATGGAAATGTTTCAAAAGAAGAAATAATAAAAAAATGTAAAAAACAAAATATATATTTAAGAAAATTAGGAGGTAAATAATGTTAGGAATAACTTTAAAAGCTTTATTTTTAGTAATAAATCAAATGGAAAAACCCAAAACATTTTTATATGATACATTTTTTGGAGATAGAGAAACAACAGATAAGCAAAAAATAATTGTAGAATATTCAAATGGAAGAAGATTAATGGCTCCAATTGTAAGTAGATTTGTTCCAGGTCAAGAAATGCCTAAAGAAACATTTAGTGGTAAATTTTATGAACCTCATAAAATAGCACCATTAAGAACATTTACTGCTGATGAATTTGCTTTTGAAAGAATTGCAGGACAAAATCCTTTCTCAAATTCTGATCCAGAAACAAAAAAAGCTAAATTAATTGCACAAACACTTGAAGAACAACAGACACAAATTTCAAGAAGATTAGAAAATATGGCTGCCTCAGTATTGTATAATTTAGAAATAAATGTAGAAGGAGATAGTATTATAGATAAAATTCAATATTACGACATTTCAAATACAGAACATCATGTAACAATAGCGACTAAATGGGATCAATCAAACGCTAATCCTTTAGAAGATATAAAAACTGCTTTAAGAAATATATCGGAAAATGGTGGAAGTAGACCCAATATTATAGTATTAGATCCTGTTGCATCAGATTTATTACAAAAAAATAGTAAATTTATGGAACAATTAAATACTAGAAGATATGATATAGCAACAATTAAACCAGAATATGTATCTATTGATGGAGTAATATACTTAGGTTCAATACCTTCTTTAGGTGTAGATTTAATAGAATATCAAGAATATTATGATTATGTAGATAATGATGGTTTAACAAAAACAAAATCAATTATACCAGAAGGAACAGTACTATTAGCACCAATTAACAACAAGGTTAAATTTGCAGCTGAAAGTTCAATAAAAGATGGACTATTAGAAGGGGAATTTATACCAAGAATAACAGAAGATGAATTAAATGATAAAATAACTTTAAGAACAATCTCAAAACCTATATTGATACCTAGAAATACAAAATCAATTAAAGTGTTAAAAGTTAAATAGGAGAGGATAATGTATGAATTATAAAGTAAATTTACCATTAATATATGGAGGTAAATTATATAATATTGGAGATAATATCTCTATATTAGAACCAACTACATTAGAAGCTTGTTTAAAAGATAATCTAATATCTAAAATAGTTGAAGAAGAAAGTCAAATTATTGAAACAGATGTTAATATATATGAAGAAAGTCAAATTATTGAAACAGATGTTAATATATATGAAGAAAGTCAAATTATTGAAACAGATGTTAATATATATGAAGAAAATAATCAAATAACTGAAAAAGAAGTAGTTTCAAAGTCAGTAAAATCTAATAAAAAGGTAAGTAAAAATGAATTTTAAAAAAGCTATTGCTAAAGACATATTTTTAACATTTTTAAATTTAAATGAATTTGCAACAGAGCATAAGCTAAATGGCAGGATAGTTAAATGTGTTGTTGATGAGGATAAATTTGAAAATAAAATAAAAACTGGTACTATTCTTACTCAAATAGAAGGAGTAATAAGACAAGGGGTAACTATATTTATTGGACAAGAAGAGTTATATGCAATTCCTCGTGTTGGAGAACATTTTAAACTTGATGATTTAGATTATGAAGTTTTAAAATCTAAGATAGACAGTGGAATTTATGAAATAGATTTAGTTATTTGGGAAGAAATATGATAAAGTTAGAATATGATGTAGGAACAACTGTTAAAGAGTTTGACAAAGCACCTAAAGAACTTAAAAAGGCAATATCTTTTGCAATAAATAGGACTTTAGCTATGGTTAAAACTAGACAATTAAAAAGTGTAACCGAAGAATATAGTGTTAAAAGGAAAGATTTATTCAAAAATTTAAAGGTAAGAAAATCAACGACTACAACATTAAATGGATTAATAAATGTTGTAGGCTCACCTTTGGGGCTTGACCATTTTAAGTTAGTACCTAGAGTTAGAAGAAGAAATAAAGTTGTAAGGGTCGCGGTTAAAAGAAGAGCTACCAAAGTATTACCTAATGCATTTATAGCATACCACGATGGTTTTTTAGGTGCATTTAGTAGGGTAGGTAAATCAAGTTTACCGATTAAAAGATTAAAAGGTCCTTCTGTACCACAAATGTTTGGAGGAAGTTCAATTATTGAAAAATTGCAAGGATTTGCAGAAAATAAATTAAAGGAAAGATTAGAACATGAGATTAGGAGAATAATTAAATGATAGTAAATACAGAAAGACATTTGTACGATTTTCTTAAAAGAATTTTAACTAAAGAAAAATTAAAATCTTTTTGTGATGGTATAATTGATTATGATATAAATATATATCGTGGCTTTTTACCAACTAATGATTTTGCTGATAGAGAAAATGGAAATAAGACTAATAATTATTTTCCATTTGTTTTGTTAAGAATTGTTAATTTTTCACAAGAAACAATAGGTATTAATAGTTATGAAGCACCTGTTGATATTGAAATTTGGATAGGTACAAAAGAAGAAAAAGAAGAAGATTATATAAAAAATTTAGCATTAGGGGACTACATTAGACAACAATTACTAAGTGAAGTACATAAAAAAGGAGCTTTTGCAGTAGATGTTACTAAAAATTTTTCAGTTAATTTTTTTAGTGATAAGCAAGAGCCTTTTTTTTATTCAAAGATAGATTTTGTTGTTTATGGAGAACCTGTAGAGCCTATTAGTAACTGGGAGGAAAATAAATGGATATAAAAAAGCAATATGTTTATTTAGGTAAAAATATAGATTTATTAGGAATGAGATTTAATGAAGGTTCAGTATATTATGGAGAAAAAATAGAAGAATTTTTAGAAAGATATCCTATATTATCTAAACTTTTAATAGAGGTAGAAAATGTTTCTAAATTAAAAATAAATAAAGTTGTATTAGATAATATAACAGAAGAATTAAAAGAAATATTAGAAAAGGAGGGTAATTAATGTCATATAAACATGGAACATATCAAAGTGAAACAAAATCAGATATAACTTTACCTGTGGAAATGGCGTACGGATATTTTATAGTAGGTAATGCACCTATGAATAAAGTTAAAGAAAAAAATAGAACTGTTAATAAGGTTTTAAGAATAGGAAGTTATAAAGAGGCTATAGAGATGTTTGGAGATACTAATGATTTAGATTTTAGTATTTCACAAGCAATAAAAGTATTTTTTGAATTATATTTAGTATCACCATTATATGTAGTAAATTTAGTTGATGTAGGTAAACATAAAAAGACTAGTACTAAAATAACTGGTTTGAAAGTAGAAGAAGGTAAAGTACTAATAAAAAATCATAAAATAATACCAGAAACAGTTGTTGTTAAAAATAATACAAACAGTGTTGAGATTGTAGATAAAATTTTAAATTGGACAGAACTTGGATTAGAAATATATGTAACACCTACTAACAGTACGACTGTAGATGTTGAATTTAATGAAATAGATTTATCACTTATTACAAAAAAAGAGGCTATAGGTGGATATGATACTACTACAATGCAAAGAACAGGCTTAGAATTATTAGATGAAGTATTCTTGAATTATTCTGAATTACCATCATTTATAGATGTTCCTGATTTTTCACATGAAGGTGATGTTGCAGCAGTTATGGCTACTAAAGCTAAAAATATGAATGGTGGAATGTTTGAGACAGTTGCTTTAATTAATGCACCATTAGATAAAAAATATGATGAATTATTAAAATGGAAAGATGATAGTAATATATTAGATAATGATCAAATTATTTTATATGGTAAATTAACGCTTGCTGGTAATTATTATAACCATTCAACACATTATGCAGCTTTATCATTATTAGTAGATAAAGAAAATGATGGTGTGCCATGTCAAACACCTTCAAATTATATGTATAAATGTGATGGTATGGTTTGGAAAGGTGAAAATGGTTATGAAAGCTTGAGACTTGATAAAGAAAATCAAGCTAATTTTTTAAATAAAAATGGAATAGTAACGGCGATTAACTTTAAAGGCTGGAGATGTTGGGGGTCTGAAACTGCTAAAAATCCATTGGCAACAGATCCTAAAGATAAGTTTGTATATACTAGAAGAATGTTTAAATATATAGGAAATGAATTAGTTATTACTTATTTTGATACAGTAGATAAGAAATTTACTAGAAAACTTGCAGAAACTGTTACTAAATCTATAAATATTAGATTAAATTCATTTGTACCTAATAAATTATTAGAGGCAAAAGCTGAAATTTCTAAAGAAGATAACGGTTTAATAAATACAATAAACGGTGATATTACTTGGATAATAAAATTAGGAATAATTCCATCGTTAAAATCAATGACATTTAAGAAAAAATATGATGTAGATGTTTTAACTAATTTCGCAAAAGGAATAAGTAAATAGAAAGGATAAAATATGGCAACAACAAATAATATACCTGTAGCTTTAAATAAGGTTGAAATATATATAAATGGGTCAAATAGCCTTGCTGGAATAGGTGAAGTAGAATTACCTAATATAGAACTTGCAACTGTAACTACAGAACAGATAGGTTTAACTTCTGAATATGATGCAGTTTTGGATGGGCATTACAAGAAATTAGAAGCTAAAATAAAAATGGATACAGTAGACAACACATTAATTACATTTAATAATGATAAGCCTATTTTATTGGAATGTAAGGGTGTAATTCAAGTTATGAATAAACAAACTCATGGTTTTGATTTATTAGGTGTAGATGTTACGATGAAAGGGTTAATTAAAAAATTTGATGGTTTAAAATTAAAAAATGGTTCTAAATTAGAAACATCATTTGATTTATCTGTTTCATATTATGAATTAGTAATAGAAGGAAATCAAATAGTTCAAATAGATGTTTTTAATAACATATCAAACATAAATGGACATAATAATAGTAAAGTTTTGGCTTTACTAGGAATAATATAAGGAGAAGATAAAATATGATAATAAAATTAAGTAGAGAATATAATTTTTCAGGAAAAACATTTAATGAATTTGAGTTAGATTTTGATATTTTGACAGGTAAGGATATGATAGCCTTAGAAAAAGAATATAAGGTAAGAAATAAGGCATCTATTATTAAAGAACTTGAAGATAGTTGGGCATTAACGGTTGCTTCTAAACTTATAGATGTAAAATATGGTGATTTATTAAATTTGAATGCTAATGATTATTTAAAAGTTATAAATTATGTAAAATCTTTTTTGAACAAAACATTGGAAGTTTCAGAGGAGAAGGAGAAAATAGAGGAAACGGAAGAATAAGTTATGTAGAGATATTATTAGATACAATAACTGATTTGTTAGGTATTTTAAATAATTCACAAATTAATTTAAATGTAAGTTATGATGATTTAATAAGTTGTAGTTTATATGAATTAAAATACTGGATAAGTAGAGCAAATAAGATAGTGGAAATGTTAAAAGAACAAGATAAATAAGATAATAATAAAAAAGGCGACAGTCAATTGATTTGATTGGTCGCTTTATATTTTTATTCTTTATTGTAAAAGATATCGTAGAATAAATAAATTATATAATTAATGTAATGATATACTACAATATATAACCATAGAATAACTGTAATAACAAATATTTTTCCTGAAAAACTCATATTAAATATACCAAGTAACAATATACCTAAAGGAAAAAAAATAATACAAGTTGCTGAAATAAGAAATAATATTAATATGGTTTTTAATGTTTCAATTATGATTTTTTTAAGTATTTTAATTATTAATTTTTTTGTAGATGTACTAATTTTCATGTAATCATCTCCTTTTGATTAATTATATCATTTAAATTACAAATTTTCAAGAAAGGAGGATATAAGTGGTTAAAAATATGGAATTTAATTTAGTGCTTGGAGTTGCAGCTGCAGGAGCTTTAACATCATTAGCTAAAACAGGTAATGCTTTTAAAGAATTGACTGTAAAAGCAGAAGCGTTAGATAATAATTTAAAAAAATTAAGTGATTCACAAGAAAAGCTAAAAAATGTTAAAAATTCTCTGCAAGGTTACAAAAATTTATCAAATGAATATGTAAGAGCTGTAACTAAATTAAATGAACTAAAAAAGGCACATGAAAAAACAGGTAAAAGTAATGCTGGATTATCAAAGAAAATAAGAGAGCAAATGTCATTAATTGATAAATTAAATAAGAAAAAAGAATATCAAAAAAATGTTTTTAAGGCGGCTAGAAGTGAAATAGAAAAAGAGGGTTACTCAATAAAAAAATATTCAAAACATATAGATGCACTAAATAGAAAAATAAAATTTCAGACTGTAAGAAAAAAAATAAATAATTTTTATGATGGCGTAGATAATGTAGCAGGAAATATTTCTAACTTTGCTGATAAAAGATTATCGCTTGGTACAAGACTTGGTGCAGTTGTAGGATTGCCAGTAAAAATATACATGGATGTAGAAGAGTCTCAGGCAGATTTAAGAAAAATGTTAGGAGATGAGGCGAAGAAATACTATTCTGATTTAAGAAAGATATCAGATAACTCACCATTATCACAAGTTGAAATTTTTGAAATATCTGGAGCATTAGCACAGTCTGGCATTAAAGGAGAAGAATTAGTTGAATATACTAAAAAAGCACAACAAATAGCAGTAGCATTTGATTTAGGTACAAAAGAAGCGGGAGAATTTTTAGCAAAGACTAAAAATCAATTACAATTAGGGCAAAAAGAATTGTTTAAATATGCTGATACAATAAATTATTTATCAGATAATACCGCTTCTAAAGCTCATGAAATAGTAGAAATATCACAGAGAGTTGCCTCATTAGGAGGTGTTGCTGGAATATCACATGAAGCAGTTGCAAGTTTTGGTGCAACACTTTTATCAGTTGGTAAAACTCCAGAAATAGCTTCAACAGGACTTAAAAAACTTTATACTGGTTTAGTATCAGGTACTGCAGCAACAAAAGCACAACGAGATGCTTTTGCATTATTAGGTACAGATACAATGACTTTAGCTAAAAGTATGAAAAAAAATGGAGAAGAAACAGTTATTGCAGTATTAAGTAGATTAAAAGAACTTCCCAAACATATGCAAGTATCTACAATAAAACAAATTTTTGGATCAGAAGCCTTAGATTCTATAACTGGAATGATGGCTAATGTTGAAATGTTAAAAGAAAATTTAGAAAAAGCTAAGTCAAATCAAGCAAAAGGTGCAGTAGAGGCAGAGTATAAAAACAGATTAGACACTTTAAAAAGCGATATGTTAATAGCTAAAAATAAATTATTTAATGCTTTAGCAGATGCAGGGAAATCATTTGCACCTGTAATTAAAAATTTACTTGTTTTAATAACTCCATTCATAGAAAAACTTGCTAAGTTTGTAGAGAATAATCCTAAATTTGTAGAAAATTTTTTGAAATCTTTAGGTACCGTGGCTTTATTTAATATTGTAGTTGGAATAGCTTTAAAGGGTCTTGTATTTCTTATATCATCTTTTATTAGTATTTCTAAAGCAATTACGTATTTTGTAAATGTTTTATCATTTACTATTAAGGGTTTTAAATTTTTAATTTCATTTCTACCCTCTGTTATAGGGGTATTTAAAAGTTTATTTGGTATATTGAAAGCTGTGAGTATAGTAATTAAGACATTTTTTGTTGCTAATCCTTTGGTATTGATAGGGGTAATAGTAGTTGCAGTAGTTTCTGGTCTTGTGCTTATGTATAAAAAATTTGCATGGTTTAGAAATTTTGTTAATAAAATATGGACTGGTATTAAATTTGGTGCAGTTTATGTATTTCAAAAGATAAAAAATGGTGTAGTAGCTGTGTTTGATGGAATAAAAGGAGCAATAGTTATTATAGTAGAAAAATGTAAACAGTTATTTATGGGATTATTTTCTTGGATTTCTAAGGGCTGGCAAGGAATTAAAAATACGGTTTCTAAAGTTGGAAGTTGGATAAATCCGTTTAATTGGGGTAAAAATTATTCGGGTACTAATTATTGGGGAGGAGGTTTAACAACAGTTGCAGAACGTGGGGCAGAGTTAATTAATTACGGGGGTAGTTCTATTCTTGCAACATCTAGTATGCTATTGAACCTACCTAAAGGAACAAATATATTAAATAATTCTCAGACCAGAAGTACTTTACAGGATAAAGTAAATAGTTTAAAAACTAATGCAAGTAATACTATACAGGATATAAAAACTAGTGGCGATAATCTTAATTTCTACATAACAGGGCAAGATCCTAAAGAAATAGCAAGAGAAGTATTAAAAATAATAAATGAAAATAATAATAGAAAAAGAAGGGTGGCTTTTGATTAATGGAAGATGTAAGAGTATATTTAACAGTTTCTGGTGATACGTGGGATTTGATATCGTATAAGGTATATGGTAATGAAATTTATTGTCATAAATTAATAAGAGAAAATTTAGAACTGATAGATATATCTATATTTGATTCAAATATTCCTATTATTATTCCAGAATTAAAAGTTAATGATATTATTTCAGATAATTCTATATTACCACCTTGGAAAAGAGATTAGTTATGTTAGCTAGAAATATTAAAGTAATAGTAATATTCAATAAAAAAGATATAACTGATGATATATCACATTCTATTAGTTCTATAAGATATACAGATAATTCTAGGAATGCTATAGATGATTTAGAAATTGAATTGGAGAATTTAGATTATAGATGGCTAAGGGAATGGTATCCTGATGAAAAAGCACAACTTGTGGTAGGTCTTTTTCAAGGTAAGAATGAAAGTGGAGAAGGCATATCTTTAGGCACATTTTATATAGATGAACCAACATTTACTGATAATAGACTTAATTTAAAATGTATAGCATTACCTTTAAAAAGTAATATTAGAGATCAAAAAAATACTAAGGGTTGGGAAAAAATAACATTAGAAGAATTGATATATCAAATAGCAACAAAACATGGTATGGGAATATCATTACATGCTGATAATGAATTTTTTGAAAGAATAGATCAAAGTAATGAAACAGATTTAAAATTTATAGATAGAATTTGTGTAGAACATGGATTAAGTATGAAAATATCAGATGATAAAATAATAATATTTGATGAGGATAACATGCTATCTAATAATACTGTAACTGTATTTAGTATAAATGATTATAGAATAAGAAGTTTTAACTTGAAAAAACAAAATAAAGAGATTTATGACAAAGTTGAAATATCTTACTATGATCCAGATAAAAAGAAATTGATAAAAGAAATAATAACTAAAAAAGAATTGGAAAAGAGAAATTGATAATGGCGGATAAATATGAAATTATTAAAAATAAGTTATTTGATAATGCATTATCTAAAAAGAAAGTAGAAGAAGTAGAAAAGATAAAAAAAGTTAAAACTAAGGGTAAAAGCAAAAGCAAAAAAGTAGCTAAAAAGATAATGCGAGATATTGCAAGAAAAGAATATAGAGTTACTTTAAATGTTGATGGCGATTTTAAATATGTTGCAGGTAGTATTATAGAACTAGATGATTCATTTGGAAAGTTTGAGGGTATATATATCATTGAAAGAGTTACACATAATGTAGATGGTGATTATTCTTGTGATATAGAAGCAACTAGAATAAGTGATAGGGGGTAGGTTTTATTGGAAATATTTAAAGTTGGAGAAATAAGTGATATAGATGTAAAAAATGGTAAAGTTAGAGTTATATTTCCTCAAGAAGATGATTTAGTAACTGATTGGCTAAATATATTAGTACCTTTTAGTGAAAGTCATCAAGACAGTTATATGTTATCTAAAGGTCAAACTGTATATTGCTTATTTATTCCAGGAATGATTGAACAGGGTGTAGTTCTAGGCTGTCCAATGAGGAAAGGACCAAGTAATGAAAATGAAATTAAAAGAACATTTTCTGATGGTGGCTTTTGGTCATATAAAGATGGAATTTTAACATTAGAACCTATTGAAAAAATAAAGATTAATGCTAAAAAAATAGAAATAAATGCAGATGTTGAAATAACTAAAACTTTAAAAATATCTAAAAATGTTAAAATAAAATCTGATTTAACAGTTGATGGAAGCACTATAACTGGTGGAAGTATTAATTTAAATACACATACACATTCTGGAATTTATCCAGGTTCAGGTATTACAGGAGGTCCACAGTAATGATAGGAAGCTTTGGAAAATTAATATTTGAAGTATCAGATAAAAAGGTTGTTTCTTTAAATAATCAAATTTCAAGGAGTTATAAGGCAAAAATTAGTGAGCATTCAGCTATTTACGGTTTAGGTATGCTTAGGTTTCAAGGTAGAGAGTTAATTACAGTTAGCTTTAATATTCACTTTAATAGAAAATTAACACCTGATTTAAGACAAGAAGTGTTAAAAATTAAGGATATGTTTGAAAGAGGTGAAGTTGATAATTTAGTCTTTGGTGGTCAAGTATTTGGAGAGAATCCATTTATTATAACCGAATTTAATGAGATTAATAGCTATTATAATATTAATGCTTCAGATTTTGATGTTATAGAATTAAGTATTTCTTTAAAAGAATATATAGAAAAACCTAAAAATTATAATGAAAGAATAATAAAACAAAATGATAAAAGTATTAAATTAGAAAAATCAAATATAGAAAGTGTAAAAAAAGAACAAAAAAGAATATTAAAAGGAGCTAAAAGATGATTTTTACGATATCAACGGAGGATATACATATAAATTATAATCCACTAAATGAAATAGAAGATGTTTTAAGAAATGTATCTATGATTTTAAGAATTTGTAAAGAAGAACAACCATTACAAAGAAATTTTTCTTTTGATTCTGATTTGATTGACAAAAACATAGATGTTGTAAAAAATAAATTAAGTTCGCACTTATTAGAGCAATTTAAAAAGTATGAACCTAGAGCATTACTAAAAGGTTCTGAGATTAAATTAAAGGAAAATAACAATTTTGACATTTCTATTGGAATTGAAGTGATAATATAATGGAATATAAAGATTATGAAGTAATTAATGCTAATTTTCAAGAATTAGTTAATGATATGAAAAGTAAATATGAAGAATTAACTAAGAGAAAATTAACTGATGCTAGTCCTGAAATGTTAATATTTAAAACAGTTTCTTATGCTTTAGGATTAAGAGAAGAAAAATATAATGATGAAATTAAGCAAAATTATTTAAGGTTTGCAAGAGGAGAAAGATTAGATTTAAAAGGTGAATTATATGGAGAAAGAGGGAAACGCTTAAAAGAAAGTCCGGCACGAGCAACCTTTAAATTTATGATATCTAAAGAACAGAAAAGAGATATAATAATTCCTAAAAATTCAAGGATTAGATATAATGACTTATATTTTTATACAGATAATGAATATAAGGTTAAACAAGGTGGTTTATTTACAACAGGTATAGCCACTTGTTCGACACTTGGAACAAGGGCCAATAATATAGCTATAGGCGAAATAAATGAAATGGTAGATATTTACCCATATTATTCAGGAGTAGAAAATATTACTATTACGAATAATGGAACAGATGAAGAAAGTGATGAAGGTTATAGAAATAGAGTAAGAGAAATACCCAAATCATTTACCACGGCAGGTTCAAGTGGTGCATATTCATTTTGGGCAAAATCAGCAAGTAGTAATATCCTAGATGTTACAGTAAATTCACCGAGTGCAACAAATGTAGATGTGTATATCTTAACTGATAATGGTTTAGTAAGTGAGGAGTTAAAAATTCAAGTAGAAAATACTTTAAATGATGAAAATATCAGACCTTTAACAGATAAATTAACTATTAAATCACCAATTATATACAATTATAATATTGACTTTGACTATTATATAGAAAGAGAAAATGAAACTCTTTTAAATATAATAAAGGAAAATGTAAAAAAAGCAGTAGATGAATTTATAACTTGGCAAAAAGAAAAGATAGGTAGAGATATTAATCCAGATGAATTAATTAAAAAACTAAAACTTGCTGATGTTAAGAGGGTTGTGTTAAGAGAACCGACATTTAAAAAGTTAGATTTTAATCAAGTAGCAATAAACACATCTAGTAGCTTTAATTATCAAGGGGTCGAAGACTTATGATATTATTAGAAAATTTAAGTTTATTAGATTTAGCAGCTAAATCAACTTTAAATGATGAAAACACTAAAAATATCTACAAAGCAATTGATTATGCCCTATATAAAAGATATGAAATGTATATAAAAAAATTTTACTTGAATTTAGACAATTTAACAGATAATGAATTAAATTATTTACTTTGGGAAAATAGTTTAGATTATTTAGATGAAAATTTAGATAGGAAAAATAAAATTGAATTATTAAACAATGCTTTATTACTTCATTTCAATAAAGGGACTGTTGGAGCGGTTAAAGCAATTTGCAATATACTATTTGGTGATGCTGATGTACTTGAATGGTTTGAATATGGTGGACTTGCTGGACATTTTAAGATACATACAGAATATCCACAAATAACAGAAAATTCATATGATAAAGTGCTAAGAACAGTAAATGAATATAAAAATGTTAGAAGTTTATTAGAAGCAATAATATTTAATAGAGATTATATTTTTAAATTAACTGCTAAAATTTATTCTGAATGTAAAAAAGTAAATTTTATTGGTATGAGAGATTTTAATTTACCATATTTAAATGAAAAATTAAATATATCTATTTTAGGATTAACTAAAAAACAAAATTATATAGGAATAAGAAAATAGGAGGTAAAAATGTCAAATTATTTGGGGTGGATTTTAACTAATGAAGGTAGAAATTTATTAGGTAGAGCTATAGCACATGAAACTAAAATTAATTTTACGAAATTTAAAATAGGTTCTGGTTTTAATAACGGTGATGATAAAACATTGACAGAATTAATAGATTTTAAAAATGAGTTTCCTGTAAATTCATATACCACTAAAAATGATGGAATAGTTGAATTTATATTTGTAGTATCTAATAGAGATAAATCAGGTTCTAGTATAATAAATGAAGGCTTTAAAATAAAGGAAATGGGAATATTTGCACAAGATGACACAGGAAAAGAGATTATGTATGCTTATAATAAAGGTGATGAGGGGGATTATTTACCAGCATACAATGGAAAAAATGCAATAGATATAGTACAAAAATGTATAATCGTTGTAGATCAGAAAGCAGATTTAGATGTTAATATAGATAGTTCTTTAACTTATTTAACTGTAGAAGAATTTGAGAATTATAAAAAAAGTTTAAAATTTGCAACTTTTGAAGAGATATGGCAAGAGGTGTAAAATGGCTATAGATAGTAAAAAAATAATTGATAAAGAATGTGAATTAAGAAGCTTAAGAACTTTATTAGGTCAAGGAGTAAATAGAAATAGTGGTGTTGAGCAAGAATATAAAAAAGGCGATATAATGAAATATTTTAAAGATGATGCAGTCATATTATATAAATGTAAAAATGCTGGTAGATATTCAATACCTGATGAAACAAACTTTAAAAAAATAAGTCTAAGAGGTAATAAAAATGGAGAGTAAAAAAGCATTATATATTATTAGCAAATCAAAAAGTATAAAAAGTATAATAGGTACTGAGAATATAAAGAGTATAAATGATAACTTATCAAAGGGCGATATAATTATATATAATGAGCAACTATATAAGTGTAAAAACGGTGGTAAATATACATTGCCAGATGAACAAAATTTTAGGAAAGTCGGTCTAAGATTTTTAAGTAATGAATATAAAGAAAAAGCAGAAGATAGTATTGATGGATTATATAAAAAAATATATGAACAATTTCAAATAGGAGATAAACAAAAAATAGAGTGGACAAATAATAATAAATTAAATGAATACTATTTTTTTACACCTAAAGACATTACAAATTTTGTAATTTTAGATAGCACGAATAATAGAATGAGTTTATTTACACTTATAAATTACTTGAAGAAGTATTCAAAACTTGAAAATATTGAAGATATTATTGAATTACCATTAAATTTAGAAGAATATACTATTACTAAAGAAAATTATAAAGAATATGAATTTAATTCTTTTGATATAGAAGATTTATCAAAAATAGTATTAAAGAAAGAAGTGTTTAATGAAGCTATAAATTCTGAATTTAGAAAGATACAAGAATATATTAAAAATCCAAAAAGTGAAATAGATGTATCGTCTTTTATTTATTTCACTTACGAAAAGAAACAAGTCCATAAATATTATGCAAATTATGTATTTGGCATTTTTGAAAATGATAAGAATTTTTGTTTAAAATTAAATGAAAATGATGATTTTACATATGGATTGTATAAGAATAATGAACCATTAAATTTTGATTTTAATTTTGATAATATAGATGTAGCCTTAGAATATGATACTTATTCAACGTATGAAAGGACAGGAGAAAATGATTATGAAGAGATTAATCATTACAAATTATCGTTATCTTTTTCTGAAAACAAGATAAAACCTAATAAAGAGATTTATTTTTTTGTAAAAGATTTCTGGCTTCCTTTTTATAATGATATGTTAGCAAATGATAATAGTGGAAAGAGTGCAAGAAAGTTAAATGCTGATTTCAATAAATACGGAATATATTTTAAATTAAATAAAGATGATGAAGGAATTTATGAATTTAAATTTAAGATAGTATTTACTGACAAGAACCAGCATGAAGAATATGGAAGTTGTGGACAATGGGGGAAAAGATATGCGTACTATTTAAATGAAAAAAATGTTAGAACTTCAAATTGTTCTTATTGCACTTGGCAAGATAAAAAAGTAGACATAACATTTTCATTTAAACTTGAAAATGGAGAAATAAAAGAGCAAAAATTAATTTTTACTGAAAAAACTAACGATACTGAAAAATTTGAAAAAGAATTTATGGAAACAGGAATAACTTTTGAAGATGGTGTACTGTATTTAAAAGTATTTTATGCTATATGGTCTTTAGATGATGCAGGAGAATGGAATGAGTGGCAATTTGCACATATTATCCCACCGTTTGAATTAGAATTTAAAGGAGAGTAATTAAATGAGTAAATATGTATATGATGTTAATGGAGTCTATATAGGCTCTTTTTTTGATGAAATAGAAGATAATGATATATTAACTAATTATCCACAATCAATAATAAAGAAAGAGTATATAAAGTATCCTAAAATAAAAGATAATGATGTTGTTAGTATGAGTAGTGAAGAAATAGAAATATATAAATATAAGGAATATAAGGATAATAGATATACATTATTAAATAATGAAATAATAAAAAATGATAGAGTTGTAAAAGTAAATTTAAAAGAATTTGAATATATAGAAAATGGAATACTTAAATTTAATTATGCAGCTAAAAGAGATTTTTTAATAAATAAGACAAAGACTTACGAACAATTAGAAAAAGAAAAACCATTTGAATTTAAAGGATACTTACAGCCTAATAGAGAACTTGAAGACCAGACATCGTTATTAAAAATTTTATCATTTATGCAAATGACTAAGCAAACAGTCTTTGATAAATGGAAAATGAAAGATGTGGAGGGTCATGAACATTATGTAACTTTAACTATTCAAGAGATGATGAAACTAGGTCAAATAATGCAAGAACAGACTACAAACGCAATGCAGAAATGGTCTAAGATAAGAGAAGATATAAAGAATATGAGTGAGGAAGAGTTGAAAGATTATGAATTACCAAGAGAATAAAATTTATATTGCATTTTACAAGGATAATTATAAATGGTGGTCAAGACTTATTAAATGGTTTACAAAAGGTAAATATTCACATTGTGAATTATATATAGATAATTATTTGATAGGAATATCTACAGAACAAAGAGTAAGAATAAAGGAAAATGCACTTAATTTAAAAAAATGGGATATATTTGAATTGAGAGGTGTAACTGAAAAAGATGTGATGACTTTTTATGAAAAAACTAAAGGTAAAAAGTATGATTGGAAAGGAATATTGTTAACACAAGTATTTAATCTAAGAAGACATAGCAAAGATAAATATACATGTAGTGAATGGTGTGCTGAATTAATAGATAATAGGCTTGATATATTATTGCCTAAAAATTATTATTCAATAAGTCCTCAAGAACTATATGATAGCTTGAAATATAAGAAAATTATTTAAAAAATACTTGACTTTACAAGTATTAATGTGTATAATTATTGTGAGGTGATTTTATGCCTATGACGTCAAAGGAAATGATTAAATTACTTTTAAAAAATGGTTTTAAACAAATACCAGGTGGAAAAGGTTCACATAGGAAGTTTTATAATCAGAGTACGGGCAAATACACTGTAGTTCCAGACCATAGACAAGAACTTGGTAAAGGTTTAGAACTAAAAATTTTAAAGCAAGCAGGGCTTAAATAAGCCTAGTTTGTTATTATAAAGGGAGTGATTTTTATGGTAGTTTACCCTGCAATATTTCATAAAGCTATTGAAGGAAATTATGTTGTTGTTTTTCCTGATTTAGATAATGGTGCAACTGAAGGTAAAACAATAGAGGAAGCTATGAAAATGGCAGAAGATTATATTGGGACTTGGTTGTATGATGATTTTGTAAAAGGAAAAAGCTTACCTAAAGCAAGTGATATAAATAAAATATTAATAAATATTCCTGATGATGAAAAAGAATTTTATATTGAAGGAGAAAGCTTTAAAACATTAATTAGTTTAGATATGATTAGATATGTTAATGAATGTAAAAGTATAACGGTTAGAAAAAATGTTACTATTCCTAGTTGGCTTAATGAATTGGGTAAAAATCATAACTTAAATTTTTCAAATTTATTACAGGAAGCTATAAAAAAAGAATTAGGATTTGATAGGTAACATACTTAAATAATTATAACTTAAGAACAGTATTATTGCTGTTCTTTTTTTATTCTATAGGA